AACTTGTAGCTAACCCACAGCTTGTACAGTTACTAGGCTCACAAGAAGCTTTAGCACGTGCGAGTCTTATGGAGTACGAGTGTAACCAAGGTAATCACAGTATGTTTGGTCTTGAAGATGACACTATATATCCAGCATATCAACCATGGAGAAACCTTAGAAGATAATGGCAGGCATTACACAAACTATCCCTAGCTTTATTTCGGGGATTTCAGAACAACCCGATCACTTAAAATTTCAAGGACAAGTTAGAGATATTGTTAATGCAATACCTGATGTAACACTTGGACTATATAAAAGACCGGGAAGTAAACGCATAGGAACTGCTCCTCTGACTAATGTGCAGAGTGGTGGTTCTTGGTTTCATTATTATCGTGATGAAACAGAAGGATCATACGTAGGTCAAGTAGCTGCTGACGGTCAAGTCAGGGTGTGGCGTTGTAGCGATGGTACACAGATGACTACAGCCTATGGTACAGGTGGACAGACTGCTATACAAAACTATCTTGCAACAAGTGAACCAGAAAATTTACAGTTCCTTACTATCAACGACACTACCTTTGTTAGCAGTCGTGATAGCTCTAATGCTAATACTTTAATAGGTACTACAGGAACTACTGACGATAGACCAGAAGCTCATTGTGCTATGGTCGAGCTATTACGAACAGAAAATGGACGTCAATACGGTATTAATATATACGATAGCTCTGCTACTTCTAGCCTTACTACTGTAAAGCGAGCTACTAAAATTAAGATTACAGGTAACAGTTATGACGAGGGAGATGGGTCAGGTCATTGCCCCGGTATTGGTACAGAAGTATATGCTGTAACAGCTGCTGGAAGTTATGGTGCAACAACTAATGTAGCACATGTAAAAAACAGCAGTGGTACAACTCTTACATCAGGTAAAAGTAATTTAACATTTCGCCTTACAGCTCTTGGTCAGCAAGGTGTTAGCCCAAACTACAACGCTAATGCTAGTGGACCGGGCGGTAGTAACTACAGATGTAGCTATAGCTTAGAAGTTGTATTATTACATGGCGGAGAAGGATGGGACGTTGGTGACGTTATACGTGTAGAACCAGAGCATGCTTCAGAAGCTAACAGTTCTGATGGTCAAGCATATATAGAAGTTAGTGTAACAGAAATAGAAACTACAACTGTTAAAGCTACATTATCTAGTGCAGGCGATGGGCTTATACGTCCAGCTCCTACACCATTTGATGCTGATACAGCCGTTACAGCTGATACTATATTAGCTGGTATAACAGCACAGTTACCAGCTGGTGTAAGTGCTAAAGTTATAGGACCGGGTATATACTTGTCTAGTGCTAACCCTTTTAACGTAGAGATAGCAGAAGAAGACCTCATGAGAGTCTTTCAAAAAAGTGTTAACGAGGTCACTTTACTACCTAATATGTGCAGGCATGGATACATAGTTAAAGTAGCCAATGCTAGAATGTCTGATGAAGATGATTACTACCTACGATTTGATGGAGAAAATCAATTAGATGGTACAGGTTCGTGGACAGAATGTGCAAAACCGGGAATTGCTAAAAGTATAACCAACATGCCACTGGTTATACAACGTACAGCTACAACAACATTTACTGTTAAGCAGTTTACATATCAAGATAGACGAGTAGGTGATGATAATACTAACCCACAACCTACATTTGTAGGTAAACGTATCAATAAAGTATTGTTTTTCCGTAACAGATTAGCTGTATTAGCAGGCGAAAACGTTATATTATCTAGACCGGGTACGTTAGGAACCCCTGACTTTTACATAGAATCAGCTCTTACAGTGTCAGCTAGTGACCCTATTGACATATCTGCCGCATCTATGTTCCCGTCTGATATATTTGATGGTATAGAAATCAATGCTGGACTGCTTGTATTCAGTACAAACCAACAGTTCTTACTGTCTACAGATGATACTGTACTAAATCCAGATACAGCTAAATTAAGAAGTGTATCTACTTTTAATTATAACAAAGATATATCCCCTATATCTCTAGGAACGACTATATCTTACCTCGATAACTCTGGCAAGTTTAGTCGAGTAAACGAAATGGCTAACACATCTAGAGAAGGAGAGCCTGACGTTGTTGAAATCAGCAAGCTAGTACCTACATTACTTCCTAAAAACTTAGATTTATTTACTAATTCAAGAGAAAACTCTATTATTTTAATAGGTAAGACTAACTCTGAAACAGTATTTGGGTATAAGTATTTAGCTGTAGGTGACAAAAAACAGCAACAAGCATGGTTTAAATGGAAACTTAATAACCCATTGCTATACCATTTTATTATAAATGATGAGTATTTCTTTGTAGATACAGATAACTTTTTACAAAGTATAAAACTTATAGAGTCAGACAGCGATCCAAGCTTTACACAAGATGATATAAATTATCAGATACATCTAGATAACCATACTACTATTAGTGGTGGTAGCTATAGCTCTTCTACAAACTTAACTACATTTAGTAGTGTTAGTTGGATGCCTAATGTTACAACACCTAATTATTCTTTAGCTTTAATTGATATAGACTCAAGTGCAACTAGAATAGGTAGGTATGCTGTACCAACAACTACTAGCACCACTAGCTTTACAGTCCCCGGAGACTGGTCTGGTGTAACTCTTACTATAGGTTATCTATATGAATACCTTGTAAAGTTTCCAAGAATTTATCCTAAAAAAATGCAAGGAGAAAAGTCATTTGCTGACGTTAACTCCTCACTTATTATTCATAGGCTTAAACTTCACTTCGGTAAGATAGGTCTTTACGAAACAACACTAACTCGTGTAGGAAAAACTGACTACACAGAGGTATACGAATCATCATTACTCGATGAGTATGAAGTATCAGATGCTCCATATTTAGAAGAGGTAATTAAAACTATACCTGTCTACGAAAAAAATAAAAACGTAGAAATTACACTTAAATCAAGTCACCCAGCTCCAGCTACCCTAAGAGCTATGGCATGGGAGGGAGACTACTCACCATTATTTTACAGACGTGCCTAATTACATTCACCCAATAACAATCGAGGCTGCCTTAGAGGTGGCCTCAAACCTACGTTCAGACGACCTCAGAGAGGTGGTAGAAGGTCACGGGCTAGATCCTATGATCTTACTACCTATGGCTGCTGAGGAAGGCTCTGCTGTGTATTTCACAGTACCAGACGGCAAGACTGCCGGACTAGCTGGAGTAGGAGAAGGCGGAGTAATCTGGATGTTATGTACACCAGACGTACAACGCTACCCAATCACATTTGCAAGAGAAGCCAAACGGTATGTCGATAGCCGTGAAGAGCCCCTCTTGTGGAACATAGTAGACTGTAGAAATACAGTACATTTAAAACTGTTAAAGTTTTTAGGTTTCAAGTTTTTGCGTAAGCTTAGACATGGACCATACAATTTAGAATTTATAGAATTTTGCCGTGTGCGTAGACGCTAATGCCGCAGCCAGAAATGCTGCGAAACAACGATGGATGGAGAAGGATGCTAGGTACAAATCCGAATCGTTAAAATTTTTTAATAGAGAAGCTCAAGCTGTTAAAAACGCAGACCTAGCTGCAACAGGATTTAGTCGTAGTATATCTGACGACTATCAAAGAGCTAGATATGCTCAAGGTCAAGCCTTTAAAGCTTTAGAGCAAGGTTATTCAAGTTACTTTGCAAGTAAAGAAACTGCTAAAGCTCTTGAAGGTGGAAGATCACGAACAGCTGGAAGAAAAAATCTCGTTAGTCTTTTACGAGCTCAAGGTAGACTTGAAGCTGGAATAGAAAACGAGTTCGGTGCAAACATGCAACGAAGATTTACAGCACAAAGAAGAAAGTATCAAACTGTACTGGCTAAGAACAGACAGACACTTGGTGTACGACCAGAGTACGGTGCTCCTGTATTGATGCCGCCAAGCGATAGACTGAGTGGTGCGTTAAGTATTGCAAGTAGTGCTGCTAGTATATACAGTGGCTTCGGTGGTGAAAATCTTCTCGAGAGTATTAAAAACTTGTCCGATATTCGAGCAAAAGAAAACATTGAAGAAGTTGGTGTATCACCGCAGGGTTATAAAATCTATGAGTTTAACTACATAGGTGGAGACGTAAGATTCCGTGGAGCTATGGCTCAGGATGTTCTTAAAAAAAATCCAATGGCTGTAGGTATAGATCAAAACTACTTAACTGTTGATTATAATAAAATCGACATCAATATGGAGGTTGCATGACAGATTCAGTATCAAGATATTACGAGTCTATGGGAAGGGGCAAAGGTGCTCCTTACATGGATGAAAAATACAATTACGCTCAAACAGAACCAGACTTAACAGAAGCTGTAAACAAAAATATAGACGAACAGATTAAAGATACTCAAGCTTTTTTTAAAGCTAATATAGAGGAGTTTAATGCGTCTATAAAAGTTAGAGATAAAGCTTTTAAAGATGCAGTCAGTCTAACTAAGTCTGGCCTACAGATGGTTAAAAAGTATAACAAGTTTAAAGATAACCGAAACTACCTTAAAAACATAGACGACAAAGGCAGTG